GAGGAGGACACCATGAACGAACTTGACGAGCAGGCATGGGAACGGTGGGTAGCCTTTCGCAAGGTGATACGCAAGCCCATCAAGCCGATAAGCGAACACGCCGCAAAACTGAAATTGGCGCGATTTGGCGATGACCAAGCAGCAGTTGTAGACCAGTCGATTGCGAACGGGTGGCAGGGCTTGTTTGAGATCAAAAAAGCCGCGCCGCGACCGGGCGAAAAGGTTGAGAAAACCGACAAGCAGAAAGCCGCCGACGCTGCGCGACACGCTGAACAAGACGAGTGGGCTGCAAAGGCATGGGGCAAGCAGGAACCGACACCCATCAACCGGCTGAAACTGTGCGATGCGTACCTTGCGCGGCTGACGATGCGGGAAGCGGACAAGGACGCATGGGATCGGCTGCGCGATGCTGCGGCCTCTGCCATCCGTGACGCTGACCCTAAAGACGTGCTGAACGACCCGCATCTTGTGGGGATGGTGCGGCACCTGTTCGGGGAGCGCGGCTTGGGGAGGCTGCGGAACCGATGAAGATACGAGGCCGGTACTACAGCCCCACGTTGACCGAGGCGCAATATCGTGAGGCGTTAGCAATCGCCGCTCGACAACGCGCCATTCCGACAAACAAAGAGTTATGCCGAAAGCACGATGTACCGCTGTGGTGGACGGTGCATCAAGCCGGATACCGCGCTGCAACTAAACACGAGGCGTTTTGGGCAGACTACAGCGCCGCACGGATAGCGCGTAAAGAATGGCTCGGGCTGCTAGAGCAACGCGCAAAAGCGTGGAACGTCAAGGCGCACATCATTTCCAAAGCGATATCGCACGGCATCAAAACTTACGACAAGGCATCATGCGCGGCTTCAACTTCCAATCAGACCTGAACGCGGACAACGACCTCCCGCCAAACCCTTACCGGGCGCTGTGGGCTGCGGTACTCTGGCAGGCCATCACCGACTGCACTAAGACAGGCCGGGAAGATGGATGGCAGGCGATGCGGTGGATAAACAGCACGGAGGATGGCATCGGGTCGATGCAATGGATATGCGATATGATCGGCCTCGACCATGCGCGGCTGCAGATGCGTTGCCAGACACGCGAGGGGCGAAAGGCTATAATCGGCGCAAGGAAGAAGGGCGGGTTTCAACCACGATGCGCTACGCCATGCGACGAGATATGAACGACGGAGCCGTAGCCGATGCGGTAAAGGCTGCGGGGTTTGATGTATGGGATTTTGCCCGGGCGGGTCACTCCATCCCCGACAAGTTGGCGGTCAAGCCGCTGCCGTGCGGTAAACCATTCGTGTGCTGGCTTGAAATCAAACACGCCAACGGCAAGTTGAGCGATAAACAGGCGGCATTTCGCGCAGTCTGGGAACCACGCGGCGAGTGGATAGAGGCACGCGATCCCGAGGCGACGGTGAGGCAGTTGCGGGAACTTTACCAGTTGGCGATTCGCCCCGAATACGCACTTTGATACACTACGCGCATAAACACGGTTATTGTTTCACCCGTAATCTAAACTAGGGCGCATTACATGGCGAAAGGAAAGAAAACCGGGGGGCGGCAGACAGGTACGCCTAATAAGGCCACAGCCGCCGCACGGGAGGCTATAGCGCGATTCGTGGACGGGAATGCCGACCGGCTGCAAGGCTGGTTAGACGAGATACACCGCGACCGTGGAGCAGAGGCGGCGTTCGGCTGCTTTACCTCGTTGTTGGAATACCATGTGCCGAAGTTGCAGCGCAGCGAGGTCACGGGCAAGGACGGCGAAGCGCAGCGCATAGTAATCACATGGGGTAATCCCGTTGACTGAAATAGTCCTGCCGTACAACCCACGGCGGGCGTTTCTCCCTTTCCACGACCGCACGAAGCGGTGGGCCTGCCTCGTCGCACATCGCAGAGCCGGTAAAACAGTCGCAGCGGTAAACGACATTATTCGCGCTGCCGTGATGTATACCGGGCCGAATGGCCTGTTCGGGTATGTCGCGCCTTACCAGAATCAGGCTCGGCGCATCGCGTGGGACTACTTCAAGTTCTACGCCGCCCCGCTGATCGCGGACGCTAACGAGCAGATGATGACCCTAACGCTTCTCAACGGCGCAAAGGTCGGGCTGTTCGGCGCAGACAACGCAGACGCCATGCGCGGTCTAGGCTTCAGCGGCATTTACCTCGACGAGTACGGCGACTTCCGGCCCTCGGTGTTCGGTAACGTCATACGCCCTGCGCTGTCGGACAAACAGGGGTGGGCGGTCTTTGCCGGTACGCCGAAGGGCAAGAATCAGTTTTGGGACATTTACCAGACGGCGCAGCGGATACCCGACGAGTGGTTCATGCTGCGGCTCCCGGCCTCGACAAGCGGCCTGCTGCCGGTGTCGGAACTCAACGCAGCACGGGCGCAGTTGAGCGAAGACCAGTACCTGCAGGAATACGAGTGCTCCTTTGAAGCCGCCATTCTCGGCGCGTTCTACGGTAAAGAAATGCGCGAGGCGCAAGATCAAGGACGCATCGGGCGCGTCAAGCACGACGAGCATCTAAAGGTCTATACCGCATGGGACTTGGGCTACAAGGACGATACCGCCATCTGGTTTTACCAAGTGCTGCGCGGTGAAGTGCGCGTCATCGACTTTTACTCCGTCAGCGGCGCAAGCATTGAACAAATCGCGGATGCCGTGAAGGTAAAGCCCTACCGCTACGCCAAGCATTACCTTCCCCACGATGCCCGTGCAAAAACACTAGCGGCGGCTGGCAAAAGCATCATCGAACAACTGGCATCGCATCTAGGCTTTGCGAACCTCGCCGTGGTGCCTGAACTGTCGGTGCAGGACGGCATTCAAGCGGTGCGTCAGGTCTTGCCGCGCTGTTGGTTCAACGAGGACGGGTGCAGGGACGGCATCGAAGCCCTGCGGCAGTATCAACGCGAGTACGACGAGGACAAGAAAGCGTTTAGGCAGACGCCGCGCCACGATTGGGCTTCGCATCCGGCAGACGCATTTCGTATGCTAGCATTGGCATACAGAGAGGACGCGCCGACAACGGAGCGCCCTGCGGAACCTCGACCGCTGATGGTCGGGCCAACCAACACCGCTACGCTCAACGATATGTGGGCGACGGCGCAGACGAGTCGGAGAACACGGATATGAGTACGGCTGATCCCTACCGCTTCCAATATGAAACGGTCGCGGCCTCGCAGACTAACCAAGTCCTCGGCGGCACGGGTGCAATCGGTGACTACCTGCACCGCGTTATCGTTGTTGTTAACACCGCCGCAACCTCGACGGTTACGATTCTCGACAACGCAATCACGGTCTTTACGATGCCTGCTAACACCTCGGTCGGCGTGTATAGCCTAGAGGTGAACGCTGTTAGCGCCTCGGGTGCGTGGCGCGTGACCACGGGTGCGGGCGTGACTGTCGCCGCTGTGGGCATCTTCTCGGCGTAATGGCTGACCGTCGCCGCATCGCTGCTGCGCTGGAGTACCTCGGTGCCATGCGCGACCGGGCGGCAGAGTTCGGCTCTGGCGTAGCGGGCACGCTTGCCAATCGTGCGCGTGACGTTGGCGGGCTGGCGTATGAAGCCTTGACGAGCGACCCCAACATCGGACGGATGAACACGGCAGAGTTTGCCCAAGCCGCTGCCTCTCGCGCTCCTACGCCGCGTCTGGACGCCGCAGGGCAAGGGGCGGTGGAGTTAGGGCGGGCAGTCCTCACGCAGCCTGTGCAGACGGGTAAGGCGCTTGTGCAGGGCGAGGTAGATCGTGCGCGTCAGGCGATGACCAGTCCCCGCGCTGCCGGTGAGTATGCGGGGTCAATGGTTGACCCGCTGCGCCTTGCGTCGGCGCTGCGCCGTGGGCCGATGCAGGAACTGGATGTGTACCACGGCACCCCGCACAAGTACGCTTCGACCGAGGCCAACCCGCTAGGCGAGTTTGACGCTAGCAAGATTGGCACGGGCGAGGGAGCGCAGGCGTATGGGCATGGGATTTATTACGCTGAAAACATAGATGTGGCAAAAGGCTATCAGCCGCGAGACACTAAAACCGAAGAAAAACTGATGAGGCTATACAAGCAAGCCGAGGCGCGACAAGACTATGATTCTATGGATGTCTTGGAGTCGGCAATGCTGCATAAAACCGCAGGCGAATTGCGGGAAATGTACCCGCAGAACAATAAATTAATTGATCAGATTGGCAAAATCACGGCGCAATCAAAATCGTCCCTCTACAAAGCCGACCTCCCCGACGAGATGATAGACCGTATGCTCGATTGGGATAAGCCTCTAGATGATTGGACGGCAAACAAATTATTGTCTGCCGTTCGCAAAAAGGGCATGAAAGAGTCGGATTATGAAGATGCACTTGGGGTTTCTTCCGCGTATCAAGGCCAGCCAGAAAGCGGCAGTTCAATTTACAGATTGCTTGCCGCAGACCTTGGCGGCGAAGTGCAGGCTAGTCAGTTTTTGAAAGACATGGGCATCCCCGGCATCCGCTACCTAGACGCAGGCAGTCGCGGCAAAGACGGCACCGGAACGCGTAACTTCGTCGTGTTCCCCGGTGAGGAAAAGAAGGTCAAAATCTTGAGGCGCGAATGATGGAAATTGAAACCAGCCCCGTGCAGAAGTGGCTCGGCGTCATCGCGTCGTATGACTCCGAGTTTGGCAAGTGGGAAGCGCGGGCGAAGAAGATTCTAAAGCGTTACCGCGATGACACTCGCGGGCAGACGAACAACGAAACCGCCAAGTTCAACATCCTTTGGTCAAACGTCCAGACGCTTGTGCCTGCGGTGTTCGCCCGGTTGCCGAAGGCCGATGTGTCGCGGCGGTTTGGCGACAACGATCCGGTGGGGCGTGTAGCGGCTACGCTTGTCGAGCGGGCGCTGGACTTTGAGATTGAGCATTACCCCGATTTCCGCTCTGCCATGCGGTATGCGGTCGAGGACAGGTTCCTCCCCGGTCGCGGCATCGCATGGGTGCGGTACGAGCCGCACGTTACGCGCATCGGCGTAGGCGATGAAGGGCTGCAGGCGACCGAGGACGTCGAGGGCGCGGACTTGGAGCGCATCGAATACGAGTGCGCCCCTGCTGACTATGTGCATTGGAAGGACTTTGGACACTCTACGGCGCGGACGTGGGAGGAAGTGACCTGCGTATGGCGGTGGGTGTACATGACCCATGAAGCCCTTGTAGAGCGTTTTGGCGAGGACAAGGCAAAGGTCATCCCGCTGGACTCTGGCCCCGAGCCGCTTAACGCCTACAACGAGCGCAAGCGGGTAAACAACCGCGCCAAGATATGCGAACTGTGGGACAAGACCACCAAGCGCGTATTCTGGTTCTGCAAGGGCTACCCGCAGATCATTGACGAGCGCGACGACCCGCTTGAGTTGGAAGGCTTCTTCCCCTGCCCTCGCCCGCTGTACGCCACCACGACGAGCGACACGCTGGTTCCGGTGCCGGACTTCACGCTGTATCAGGACCAAGCGATTGAGTTGGATATCCTGTCCGACCGCATCGACGGACTGGTAAAGGCGCTGCGCGTTCGCGGTGTGTATGACGCCTCGCAACCGGCTTTGCAGCGATTGCTGACCGAGGGCGAGAACAATGCGCTTATCCCGGTTGATAAGTGGATGGCGTTTAGCGAAAAGGGCGGGCTAAAGGGGTCGGTCGACCTGCTGCCTATTGATCAGATTGCCGGTGCGCTGATTCAATGCTACCAAGCCCGTGAGCAAATCAAGGGTCAGATTTACGAGATTACGGGTATCTCGGACATTATTCGGGGTCAGACTGCGGCGAATGAGACAGCGACGGCGCAGCAGATTAAGGGGCAGTACGCCTCGCTCCGCTTGCGGTCGATGCAGGAAGATGTGGCGCTCTTTGCCACGGAACTGCTGCGATTGAAGGCGCAGATTATCTGCACCAAGTTTCAGCCGCAGACCATCCTCGCGTATGCCGCTGCCGAGCAGATGAGCGATGCGGATAAGCAGGTCATCCCGCAGGCGCTAGAGTTGTTGCGGGACAGCCCGTTGCGGAACTTCCGCATTGATGTGGCTGCGGATAGCCTCGTGCAGATTGACGAGGCGCAGATGAAGCAAGACCGCATGGAATTCTTGCAGGCGTTCGGCGGGTTCATGCAGCAGGCGTTGCCGGTTGCCGTTGCCCGTCCTGAGATGGCGCCGATAATGTCTGAACTGATGAAGTTCGGCGTTCAGGCGTTCAAGCAGGCGCGTCCGCTAGAGGGTGCCATTGAGCAGGCGATGGAGCAGATGAAGGCAACGCAGGGCCAGCCCTCGCCTGAGCAGCAGGCCGCAGAGGGTCAAGCGCAGGTCGAGCAGCAGAAAGCGCAAGTTCAGATGCAGTTGGAACAAGCAAAGATGCAGGCCGCGCAGCAGGTTGAAAGCGCAAAATTGCAGATGGAGCAACAGCGTATCGCCGCTGAACAGCAGGCCGAGGCGCAGCGGATGCAGTTTGAGGCGCAGTTAAAGGCGCAGGAAATGCAGAACAAGACCGAGTTGGAGAAGTGGAAAGCCAATCTTGACGCGCAGACGAAAATCCTCGTGGCGCGTATCTCTGCCAATCCCGGTGTTGACCTTCCCAACATTGAAGCGCAAGCCTCTCAGACGCAGCAGATGGCGCAGGCTGTGGGTGGGGACTTGCAAAAGGTTATGATGGGCTTACAGCAGATGCAGACACAGCAGGCACAGCAACACGCCGAGACGCTTGCGTACTTGCAGACGGCTATGCAAGCGATGTACGCACCCAAGCGTATTATTCGCGGCGCTGACGGTAGAGCATCGGGCGTTGAGATTGTGCGCGATCAACAGGCGATAAATTGAGGTAAACATGGCTACTTACAACAAGTTCAATGCGTGGGCTGAAAACATGCCGGAAGGTGCCAACCTCGGTACCGACCAGTTTGTTATCGCCTTGACCAACACCGCGCCGGTAGCAACTAACAGCGTGTTGGCCGATATCACGCAGATTTCGTATACCAATCTGTCCTCGCGCAACGTCACGACGACGAGCGCATCGCAGACGAGCGGCACCTTTACGCTTGTCCTTGCCGACTTGGTGATGACGGCCTCGGGCAGCGTCGGCCCGTTCCGCTATGTCGTGCTGTTTGACGACACCCCGACGTCGCCTGCCGACCCGCTTGTGGGGTGGTGGGACTACGGCTCGTCAATCACGATGGCGAACGGTGAAACCTTCACGGTGGACTTCACCGGCGCTGCGATCACGTTGAGTTAAGCGTGATTCTCCTTACCTCAACCGCCGACCTGATTCGCATCACAACGAGCGATGCGGGTACGATTCATGTGCAGGCGTCGTATGTGGACCTGTCTGGGTCTACGGTCACGCCGGGGCGCACGAATACCGTCATTTCGACGGCTACGACCACAACGGTGGTGGCGTCTCCGGCATCCTCGACGCAGCGCAACCTCAAGTCGCTGATCGTGTTCAACGACAGCAGCACGGCGGCGAATCAGGTCACGATTCTTCACACGGACGGCACCACGGCGGTGGACCTCTACCAAGTCTCGCTCCCGGCGCAGACGGGTGTGGTCTACACCGATGGTCAGGGCTGGACGCTCTACGGCAACACGCGCCCGACCAACACGCAGACTTTCTCTGCCAACGGCAACTGGAACAAGCCCACGGCCTTCACGCCGAAGGTGGTTCTGGTTCGCGCGTGGGGTGCGGGCGGTGGTGGCGGTGGCGG